CTTCAGGCGTAGTTCCTTGGCGAAGCCCCATGCGATTTAAAACATTTTTGCGCATGTTGGCATCAAACTCCATAGCGCCTAATAGTGCGCCACGTAGTTCGTTATTGATCATGTCCATGTTCTGAGGGCCGAGGCGCTCGGATATGGATAAGAGTTCCTGCTCTGTAAGATCTTTCTGGCCTTGCAGCAACGAGTTAAAGAAACTTTGACGTTCTGCTTGCGCTGCTTGGAATGCTTCCATAACAGGCTGACGTGCCTCGGGGGCAAGAGTATTAAAAAGCGCATCAAACTTAGCATTGTTTTCACTTTTGCGTTGCTTATACGCAGCTGATGCTGCGGGTCCTAACTTATTAAGCGCCTCTTCTTGCGCTTGAAGCAACGCGGGATACATTGTTTTTTGTGCATAGTCCAGCTCAAAACCCGTTTCTGCAAAGCGAGGATCCAGCATGACTTCGTTAATTGCTTTTAACGCAGCTTGTGATTCAGGACTATTTTTAATATCCCCAAATACTGCACCTAGTTTTTTTTCAGCAGTGCCAACAAAAACTTTTGGAATAATTTTTAAGCCCGGGAGTTTCCAGTATTTTGGTATATCCTCCATTACTTTTTCGTCTACCTCTTTTAGCCCAGACGTGAGGCCAGCCACCTTATTGGCTGCATACTTGCCAATTATCGCAGTGGGCATTAATGAGGTAGCCATAGGCAGACCAACAAAAGCCGCGGTAGGCAACAAGTGCTCGTACAATTCTTTATACGGATTATCGTCGCTTACGTTTTCTTTAACCGCTTGACGAAGTGTTTCAAAACCTGCACCAAACGCGATATCCATTGCTGCAGCAAGTCGCGGACTTTGTTGAACAAATTTGATAGCATCATTAGCAATTCCTTTGATTATGCTTTTTGGGACAAACTCTGACTTGGGTAGAAATTTTCCATCTAAAGTCAAAGGCTTCATTGTTCCCAGACGATTGGTAACTGCAGAAACTAGAGGTTTAGCTCTAGCAACATAGGCAAGCGTACCTGTAAGAGGCGCTACGCCAGCGATGCCTTCGCCAATAGCACGAGCGAAGCGTTCTTCTACATTTCTTGGAGCAACTGCTCCTTTGTTAAAATATTTAACAAAGCTAGGAATTTCTTTTTCATTAAACCCCAATTTTTTACCAATGTCTTTAGTAATATTATCAGGGGTAGAAAACAAAGCGGCATTGAACGCCCATGATAAATTATTTATTGCTCCCATTACTCGATCCGCGCCTTCAGTTTGAATATCGGGAACAGCAGTAGGCGCACGTGGGTCAGCAACAACAGTAGGAGCGCCTTCAGCGCGTCCCACTATTTCCATTGTGCCTAGATCATGAATGCGACCATCTATGCCAGTAATAGTAGCCATTTAGTTACCTGTTGGTCTTGCTGTTTTTAACTCATTTAGTACTTCAGTTTGAGCAGAAAGTATCTGCTGTGGGGTAACAGTAATTACCTCACCTGAAGGGCCCTTCTTCAAATGTATCTGGGCAGCAGGAGGTGCATTTTTATACACTCCTGCTAAGTAGTTCAGCATTCTAGAACGGTCTTCTAATGTGTTGGGAAGCACATACGGATCGTTTCTTGTCCCAATATTTGGAACAGACATTGTGTAATTATTGCCCTCAAAACCTAATCGTTGAACAATTTCTTCCCTGCCATTTAACTGACCAGTTTTTAACGCAGCAAGTTCTTTTGCTACTAATTCTGGATCGGCAAAAAACTTGGTAGGGTCATTGAGTCTTTCTGTTACCTGTCGTGCCCACTCCTCTGTTTGAACAGCTACTTTTCCACTGCCATCACCCTGAGCAATATCTTTTTGAATGGCACTTAGTAATGACCTAATCTTAGTAACTGTTCCAGCTAAATTTAAGTCAGGTGAAACTATCGCGTTTGGTAATATTGGGACAAACACATTGTTTTTAAGATCGCTAAAGAACGCCTTATAGCCGTAAGCGCCAGATATAACCTCTTGCAAAGCATTCATAGACCGTATGGTGCTGTCATAATTTCCAAGTCGGTCTTGTAGTTTGAGACGTTGATTGTCATCCGTAACCATGGTTGCGGGCGAAGAACCATTATAAGTAATATAGGGGCTGTCCGTTGGCCTTAGTTTATTATCACTTTCAATGGCGCTTTTAAAAACTGGATCATTTGGATTCATTTTATAGCCTTTAAAGCTACCATTTTTACTTGTTACTACCTGTAGTCCAGCTACTGGTTTGCCTTCAACGAGTTGTCCAGCCTCTATCTGCTTCAACATTAATTGGTAATCGTTGTCAAGCATCTTGAGTTGTCGTTTAGCTTGATTATTGATGTTAGCTTTTTGCATTTCAAATGCATATTTATCTTGCAATTCAATGCTGCCAACTGCTTGTTGTAGCGCAGCTGTTTTAAGCTGAATACCATTTTGGCGAGACTGTGCTGCCAATACCGCCATGCCTTTAGGTAGGCCAGACAATGCCTCACCCAACGCCATCGCTGCTGTTGGTTTGTAGGTAGAAGCTAATTTAAAGCCAGCATCCGACAAAAGAAGCAGCGCATTCATGCGCATACTGTCCTTATCCTTACCAAGGATTTCAGTAAACAGTGGCTCCAAGCCAGCGTACTCTTCTTTAATACGTTCTATTTTTGATTTTCTTGGTTCAGCTAATTTTTCTGTAATAAACTTATTTGTGACATCTTCTGCTGGCTTTGTTTGAATAACTGATTCTGCTGGCTTCTGCTCCGGAGCCATAACGGGATTAGTATCTATAGGAAAAGGCTCACGCATTATCTTATTAATGATTTCATTCGCAGGCTTAAAAGCTTCGCCTTTACGAATGGCCTCACCTTTTTCATTCGTTAAAGGTTCCCCTTGGCCCGGTATTAGGTTTACTTGAGACTCAGCGCCAGAGCGTTTGTTCGCGGTCCGTGAAAGGCGATCTACCATATCACTAGCAAACTGGGCTGTATAAGGAGCAGTAGCCGCTGTTACACCACCAATAAAACTCTTAGGATTCATACGACCAGCGGCATCAATAGCCTGAGTCATTGTAGGAGTGCGGAGCTCTAGTGTATTAAGACCACGGAAACGAGTACCTTCACCGGGCACTGGAGTCTGCGCGGTATACATATCAGGTTGATACATTCTAAGATCATCTCTGCCTTGACCAACCAAGCGACCACCATCTGGCCCTCTCATCGGGCCAATGTCCATGTATGGACGAGCAAAGGTATCACCTAAAAAGCGGTCTGCTGCCCTAACGGCATCCGTACCTGCCTCATAGACATTCCTGCCCATGGTCCGTGCGCCTTCGGCTATGTCACTGCCATAACGAGCCGCAGCAGAAATATATTTACCGAATGCAGCACGTTCTGGGGGTAGACCATCGGGGGTTGGCGGGGCTCCGTTAGCCCCGACCGGAAAAGGGGGAGCACCCTCCATGCCGGGCGGCATCATACCTGCTGCTTGTGGTAATGCGCCGATACCTCCTTGCATACCCATATCAGGAGGCATACCCATTTGAGGAGGTTGACCCATTGCCGGAACTCCTGCAGGAGGTACAGGAGGCTGCGCCATTTGCATCTGCAGCATCGCCAGCACTTCTGGAGGCGTATCCATAGCTGCTTGCTCACCAACCATCTGAGCAAGTTCCATGTACCGCGCATCGACAGAGCGGATGTCACCACGGAGGTTATTCATCAAGATCTCTGGATTCTGTGGGACACGCGCCATAGGCGGCATCTCTTCTGCAGAGTCTTCTTCCATGTCCTCAAAGCCCTGCATGATCCCAGTATTTTTTGATTTACTGGACAAGGGCATTGCGAACATATCGCGCTTTAGAATTTCTTCTTTCATCTCAATTCCTTAGAGTACGCCTGCCATTTTAGCTGCGCCTGCCCCTGCGACCAGACCCGTTGCCAAGCCTGTAAATTGCTGGAATGGACTTGGCGCAGGCTGAGTTACTGTGCCTGCTGTCATTTGCGTAGACGGTGCACCTTTGTATATATCCGACAAGAATGCAAGGTTTTGGAACGGTTGCATAGTCTGCTGTAGCTGCGATGCGCGGAGCGCGTCCAACTCTGCTTGGCTCTGACGTTGCTGCGACTGACCCAAATTGAATAGGAAATTGGTATCGCCTTGGCCTAACTGTTGCGTCAACGAAGCAATACCTGCACCCGCTTGAGTGCCTTGCAGCAAACGATTTTTCTCGGCTTCTGAGGCAGCTAATGACTGAGTGTAGCCTTGCTGCAAACCACCAAGAATTGTTTGATTACGCTGATCAGATAAACCACGCTCTAACTCTGCACGTTGGATGCCTTCACGGCTACCACCAAATGCGCCAGCACGTACTGCTTGGGCTTGTAGGTTTTGTCTAGCAATATCACCTTGGCGATTAATCTGCTGCAGCGATTGATCAATAACTTGCTGCTGATACGGATTCATGAACCGCTGCGCATCAGCTTGATTAAACTGTTGTGTAGCGCCGCCTAGCATACCCGCTGCGCCAGTTAGGTATGGCATGTATGCGCCAATACCTTGCTGACCTTGAGTCAATGCACTTTGCTGTGCGCCAGATAAACCAGCAATCTGATAATTAGGCAGCTGCGGAGAAGTTTCCGCTAACGCTTTAGCTGACTTTAAGAGGCCTAGTTTATAGGCCTCAATTTCCGGGGCTTCCCGGACGATCTGGGTTTCTTCTGCCATGTCTTATCCTCGTGCAGCGTTTCTTTCAAGTTGATGCATTAAAGCATACATGCGCTTTGCGCCTTCTCTACGACTGCCTTTACCCATGCCTCTAACAGCTGCGGCAGTCATTACAAACTCGCCATCCGACAGCATAGCTGGGATGGAATCTGATTTCTCTGTACCGGGTCCTGCTATTTGGCCCGTGCGCCGCGGGTAATTACTATTGCCACCATCTCTTAATGAAGCGATTCCTGCAGGAGGAGGCGCTTGCATAGGGGCAGAAATACCAGTAATGCCACCCATAGCATAATACCTAGGTTGATTTTGCGATGCCAAGTATTGCTGATAGTAATACTGGTACGGATCCATTAATGGTGCTTGAGGCTGCATAGGAGCCATTAACGAGCCACCGTAAGGGGTAGTCGGTCTGGTTACATCTTGCATAGATGCAGTGTAGTTAGCTGGGCCAACACGCACATCTTGCATGGATACACTAGAAGGAGCCCTTCCAGAAGAGACAATCTGACCTTCTGGGCTATAGCTTACACCGGGTATGTTTTGTACCACATACTGATCTGGGTTTGCGGCAATTTTATCTTCGCCGGGAGTACCAGAAAGCAATGTTCTTTGTTCTGACGGAGGCGGCTCTGGAGCGTCAAACGCGCCACTAAGGCCAGCAACAGTTAAACCTGCAGCTACCCCCGGGCCATAGGTACGAAACGGGCCCGGAGTAGCCTCATTGATAGCTTTTTTTAGTGCCTCTGGATAGCCTCTATTTGCATCTTCAAGTGTTCTGATGTATGCATCAGAGGGGCCAGAAGGAAAGAACAAATCCTCTCCGCCTTGTACAACATCGTTAAATCCCTGCTTGAAATTACCTTGAGCAAAATCCGCAATACCCCCACCAATTTTCTTAATGGAAGCCCCTATGCCGGGAACTCCACCCGGGGCAGGGGACGTGCCGCCAGCAGCAATATCGACAGAGGTAGTGGGAGCTCTGGCATTAGCAGCAGCACTATTAATAGGTATATTAGGCATAAAAGGGTCCACTACCTCGGCAGCCTTGTATGGCGAATAGTAATCTTTACCTGCACCACTATCCGGCACATAATTAGTAAAGGAGGAAGGGCCTTTAACAGGTACGTTAGCCATCCCAGCATCTACTGGACTGCCTAAACCACTGACAAAGTTTCCACCCTCCATACGCGGACCAACAGGCAACCCACTGCCACTTATTGTGCTGTTTGGAACAAAACCATCTTCCAGCACAACATTTTGGTTGACTGATTTAGAGGCCATTGCCTCCGCTGCACTCTTACCTTTATTTTGTGCTGCTGCGTCCGCTACTTCCTCCGCTGTTGATTTATAATTTAGGCCTTTCGCTGCAAGATTTACTCCGGTGTCTATTGCGGCAGAAGTCAAACCTTGTCTAACTGAATCTTGTAAATTTTCTCCCGTAACTAGGGCAGCCGTAGTAGTTGCAGCCGCACTTGTACCATACTGCATAGCTGCTTTAGCAAATTCATTCGAGCCTGCCCATGCTTGGGTAGTAGGACCTATATAGCTCCCGACGATGCCATCTGGGGCAGCTATAGCTGCAAATGCGGCAGCTTTAGCTGCGTCTTTAATACTTCCCCCAGAAGCTAACGTAACTGAGCCAGCAGCAGTAGCGGATGCGGCCCACGCGCTGCTCATAATCTTACCTCCGGTAGGTCCAAGATAGTAGGTTAGTGCAATGGTTGCAGCCATCCGACCTATTGGACTAGCTAGTATTTCTTTAGTTGTCTTTGCTATGCCACTTAATACTTTTCCAACAGTAGCTTTGTACAGATCAGTAGCACCTTTAGCTATCCCTTTAAAGGCCTTTCCAACAGCTTTAAAGATGTTAAGGTACTCAGGTAGTCCCGTGACGGGATTAATACTCCCAGAACCACCTTGTCTACGAAGCATACGAGCTTCTTCAGGGGTGATATGCGCCAACATCGTGTCGCCGTAGCGACCTTGGTTAGCCACGATCCGCGCTGCTTCAGCAATGCCACCACGAGCAAATTTCTCGGGGAACGGAGGTTGGTCCGCGCCGCGTGATTTACGCTCTTTTAATAAAATAGAATTGAATACAGATAAAAAATTAGGGTCATACTCAGGAGGAAATACGCCTTCTATACCGACCTCTGATGCAAATTCAGCAATATTTTTAGCGTAGTCTTCTTTATTTTCGTAAAGATATTGAACTAACTCAATTATTAGATCTAGCTGTTCATTGGTGAAATCATCGGCAATGCCTTGCAGAGGAGCCATTGCTGCATCTAAATCCTGCGCAACGTCAGGACGGGCAGCGGTCAACGCCTCATTAGTAGCATCATAGGAATCATATATGCTAAGTTTCTGCATATCTTGGTTTTCAGGCAATGCCATGATGCCTGCTTGGGTGTCTGCCATTTCCGTTCCTTTGGCTTATTTAAGCCACAATAAAGTTGACAAATCGTACCATTTATCGTTGTTTATTCCAAGCTATGGTAGAGCCGATACAAAAGTCATTGTGGCAATAACACTAGGAATCGAAGGGCGAGTTGGGGATGCCCCCGCAGCATAGGCTATAATATTGGCCCCTACATTCGACGTACGCCAGACAAGTTGTACATAATCGTTTGCTTGCATATCTACAAAATAGTTCAGCCCCGCTATTATATGGAAAGGCTCGCTTACACTTTTTCGCGGAGCTAAACCAAAGCGACTGTTAGACGCAGGAATATCTGTGCCGTTTTTTCTAAACCAAATGTCTATATCTTCCGTAGCGTTTACACTATTGTTAAGCTGTACAGAAAACTGCAAGTTATACATTCCCGCATTTGCAACAGTAAAACGACTACCGCTTACCATCGTCACACCATTTGAAAAGTCTGTAGTGTTAAATGTTATAGGGTACGCAGTTGTTGTATTAGCCGCTGTCTGTGTTGTGCTATCTTGGAATGCGCCATACGGAAACCTTAAAGTAGTGATTGTCGTAGAACCACTAACTTTTAACTGACTTATCAGATTGTTTAGTGTGTTGAAATACAATCTCAACACGTTATTCATCTGATCGTGGTACTGACGGCTGTACTGATCAGTAGCATGAGGCAAAGCAGGAGGAGTAGTCTGCGTTAAAACATCTCCCTCAATAGTAATAACAGATGTCATCGACGACCGTCCGGACGAATATCAATACGAGGAGTACCTAACTGCCACTGTGTACCTAAGCTATTGGAGGACACTTTAATTGCCATCTCACGACCACGCACACGGATAAATACCTGCCCTGTGAATTTCTCTACAGGCACATTAGCTGTTCTCACAACATCCGCAGTATTGCTGCCACCTAACGAAGCAGGAGAGTTGTAGCCTGAGCCACTGTTTTGCAACGCATTCAATTCAAATGCCACTTGAGGAGACGTAACATCGGATCCCTCAAACGTCACGTCAGGCAACAATCTACGCACAAACGCAAACGAATCGCCATCATCAATATCAAAATAGGCTGATTCAATATACGCTTCAATCGGTGTAGGCGGAGAAGTAGCTCCATCATCCACACCCGTCTCATGCTGCAGAATAAAACTGTCTGGCGTAGTCGTTGCTGCAATAGGCGACTTACGCAACGAGCTATCAAGCCACGCGGTCCGCGATAAGTTACCGTAGTACCACGAATTCTCTAGGTAGTTAAACACAACATACCTATCAATTAACGTAGAGTCTTCCGAACAGTAGAACCACCATACTTCGTTAAATCCCTCGTTCGTACCAGCAATGAACTGATACGACTGAGACATGTTTATGTCTTCAAAGACATAACGACGTAATGCGCAAGGAAGCGTTTCTGTTCTACCTGAATAGAAGTAGAATTTGTCCGTACCCATCCAGTACGTAATATTGTTAGCCGTTGCCGCAGCATTAGGAGAAACAATAGAAATATTGTCCGCCACAATCGTAAAGCCCCAAACAAACGGAGGGCCTAGGTATTGCATCGCGTACAACGCAGCATCTGTCCATATCAAGATCTCTTGGCGTGTTTGTATTGCTTCTACAATTTCTGATCCACGACTTAGGCGATAACTACCCGCTTGATTAGTTGCTGCAGGAGTCCATTGCGTTACACTCTCTTGATCAGACCAACGAATTAACATCGGGTCTTGGATCGTGGTTCCATACGCACCATAATCATTACAACCAAAACAAATCGTGATCCGCGTTGCGTCAGACACCATCACTTGATTTAGGACAGATGGAACATCCGTACCAGAAATCAACGTACCTACTGTACCCGCAGCCGCTACCACATCGCCGCTAGGCTCCCAATAATACAAAGCACCACCACGTGGGCTAAATACCAAATCCTCACCGTAGTTACTTTGACTCCATAAGCGCAGCTGCTGACCTTGGCCTACAGAGTACGATTCACCCCATGTTCCGTACTCAGAAGCATCATAGACAATTGTATTGTCTACATGTGATGCCGCTATCGTGCCAGAAGCCCCACGCACACAACCTGTAAACGTAGTAGAAGTCTTACCTGTATACGTAATTAATTCATTATCAATTAACAATAACCCAGTTGCCGCATACGCCGTAGTGCTATCTACCGTTATAGTAGTAACGGAGTTATTAATCGCACCATTCAACAATGTGATTGGTTCGTTGTCCACGGTTCCACCCCATGCACCAGCGTTCCAACCAGTAATCTGCTCGTATACTGGAAGACCAATCTTTATCTGATACTTTGCAACAACCGCAGCACCGCCGCCAGTAGCCACAGAAGTAGCATTAGATGACGCAATAATGGTGTACTGGTTAGTATTGACATACGTTATCTGGAACTCACTGTTTAAACTCAACCCACCTACAGCCGTAGCACCAGAGAAAGTTACAAAGTCTCCAGTGGACGCGCCATGGTTAAAGTCAGTAACTAATACCCTATTGGCTGTGCCACTTGTCGTATTGGTAGTAAACGGATTGCCTGTGGCAGGAGGCTGCGCACCAAGCATTGGATTGACTGTGGTGCGAAGTGGCGTGATATCGTAAAACGCGCCACCTTCTTCAATATAAAACTTGAGATTCGTGCCAACACTAAGTAAGTTATTGCCAGCAAGCGTGGTCCAGTTCCACAAGGAACGTGCTGTTCCTAAAAAGGTAACGTCAGACAGGCGTATCCATCCGCCAATCTTCTCCGGAAAACCAAAGCGAAAGCGTACCTTGTCACCGTTAAACCACCCATTTTCATTGGATAGCGAGGTAACTTCTTTGACGATCCCCGGCTTGAAACGCAATGACTTGAGCGGCATTACTTACCCTTTTCGGAACTGAGCCGTTTTTTTAGCAATAGCTTTTGGTTGTTTAACGAACTGTTTTCCAGCTTTCTTCCCTGCCCTCTTTGCCTTCGTTGTGGCGGCATATTCGGCGGGGCTTAATGCCTTTATCGCTTTTTCCGGCAAGTAACGCTCTCCAGTTTTTGACGATGGTTTTCCACTCTTGGTTCGCCATTTCTGATCTCCCCAATTTTTTAAGCTTTGCTGTGGCGCTTTCAATCCTTATACCCTCCGCCTGCTGCCTTATACTTCTTGGCAACAAGCTGCGCCTTACGAGCTGACCATTTTCCAGCGCCAGTGCCCTGAGTGGCTGCAGCTTTTACCTGAGACACAATCTTCTTGCGAAGACTTGGCTTAGTGTAATTACCTGCGGCGTTGACTGTCCCGCCTTCCTTAAAAGAAGCCGTTTTAGCTGCGTTGACAAAGTCACTCTTTTTAGGAGCGCCTTTTGCACCCACGCTACGCATTTTTTCACCACTGCCAGAAGCGATACGTTTTTTCTTGGCTGCGATATTTGCATAGAGACCGGGTTTCGTTGCCATGATTATTTCTTCTTTGTCATTTTTGCTTTAGCCTTGCCACCAGCTGCAGCCATTTTTGATTTAACCATGCCGCCGCTTGCCATCTTGCCCTTCTTGTCAACGGTAAATGCTGGAACTTTTTTACCGTCTTTTGTGACCATAGGCATAACTGCGCCGCCTGCTGCATAACCTTTTTTCATCATGCCGCCGCTTGCCATCATCTTTGATTTCATCATGACACTATTCCTTGTACAAGTTATTAAAAGTAGCCTCGGGGTCCATGTATGAATCATCCTGCTCGGCACATTGAATCCATTGGCTGGGTCGAAAATCAGGTGCTCCCTCGCCCGTAACCCAATACGCTGGGCTAGTGACACGCACACGATTGTTTGGTAAAGCTACTACGTTTCCTGTCCACTTACCTGCATCAGTCAATATTAATACATGACTTTGCTTATGCTGAGAAGGGTCTTCTGACACCTCACTTTCGGCATAATCTACTGTAAACAAATATCGCCCTGTATGGAACTCATTATTGATTTTACATAACCAAGGCGAAGGTTTTGCGCGATCAATACTAATAATCGTATGGTTATACGAATTGCAATCCCAAGGCTGTGCAAGATGTGTTTGCATACGCTCGGGCCATACCTCCAAAGGTATATCCCCCACTAGCGCAGTAAGCGGCATCCGTGCCCACATTGCCCCGCCATGGACGTTTGGCTGACTTCCGTCGTCTGCCTCACATCCGGTAAAAATAACCTGAAAGCTCAACGATCTGTCAGGCATAGTGGTAACAGCAACAGCTAATGCGTGTATGAATTCACCATGGTACTTTTGATGACCATTGGTAAACTCTTTTCTAACCCAGCATTTAAAATAAGGTATGTTGCTAGTTAGGTACATTAAAGTCTCTTCTATTTAGCTAAGATACAGCGCTCGTTCATCTTTGCGGCGATTTTCAAGGCCTCGTAAGACCTTCCCCGCAGCTTTACAATACTTTAAAAACTCGTCGGCTGCACCCGCGTAATCGCCGCGATTGTGCTTCTGCCGTAGTGTACTGCGCTGCAAAGTTCCTAAGCCTAGATTGAAGGAAAAACTGACCAGACTATCCAGCCAAGCTTGGCGGCTACCAGCAGTAGGACAATATTTAAGAACTCCGCGTTCAAAACGCTCAAGATCTTTTGCAAGTATGGCATCCACTTCTCCCATTGTAAATACGCGGTTCCAGCCTTCTGGGCAAGGCAAACTTAGTCTGTCTTCAAATGGAACTCTTGCATGATTTGCATCAATTACATGGCCCACGCCGAGCGTCCAAAGTCGTGCAGGGCATCGGTAAGGTTTATTCCTTACTCCTTCGTGGTGCTTGATCATCTTTAAGGCTTTGGGGCTGATCATATAAATTTAGTATTTTTTGCCAAAGGGTCAGCTTTTTGAACTCCTGATCCTTTGTGTTTAAACAAATCTTCTAAGTCTTTTATGTGGTCTGAGCCGACAAAATAAACGCCTTTGGGCTGAGATAAAAGCCACATGTCGCGGTAATTATTTGCTTTGTCTGCCATCTTCTTTGCAGGAGTATTTCCCGATTCCCACATAGCACGTTCGCCTTTATCTATAAACCTCGTTACATTTTCTTTAGTTGCTTGTGAGCGACTAAGCCTTAAATAATCATTACCCATTTCTTCCAAAAAACTTGTCAACGTATCTGCGTCAAACCGCTTATTACTAAAATAACCAAAGCTATCTTGCGTTTTTAATATGCGGTCAAAAATAGTCCCATTACCTGCCAATATTTTTTTCTGTTCATTTGTTGCTGTGTTAGTAAAAAGCACAAACAAAAAATGCTTGGGATAGCCTTTTATATCTTTTGCGGCAGCATCATCCCATGATCCTTTATAGGAAACGCCTTGTATCTTGTCACCACCGTCACCCTCGTACCACGCACCATACTTTTCAGTCGCAGCTTTAATTTGCGGGTCTAACGATACTTTTTTACCGTGTACCTGACCAACAAACATCAACTCGGGGCGAACAACAAAGGTCTTCATTTTGATAAATGTAAAATTAGATACACACTAGCTATTAAAGTAACAAGCATTCTGAAATAAATTACGTAGATCATTTTCCAAACGCCCTGCCACCGAAGTGAAATGCAATAATCGAAGCGAATAACGCTTGCGTTTCGTTATCCCATAACTGGTCGGCTAACGCTGTAAACTCCACGCCTGTCGTTAGACCTTTGTATGCAATAACTGCATCAATACCGACTAACAAGAAAAAGAAGCCATACGTAATTACAGGACGAACACTTGCGCGTAGGTCTTTCATCCACTTGGATGTGCCTTCATTCAGGCTAGTGTCGTGGGCATAAATCGCATTCATCTCCGCAGATTGTGCGTCGATTAAAGAGACTTTCTCCGCAGAGGCAGTTTGAGTCCGTATCTCATCCAGTTTGATCTCTTCTATGCGCTCTTGCGCCACGAACCCCGCAGCTGCTAATTGCAACTCACGCTCTGTTTGCATCTGGGCAAGCTTTAGTTCATGCGACTTGTCTGATTTGTCTTGGAAGAAATCTAAAATTTTGGGCAAGCCACCCATTAGAAACGACACGAAAGTTGAGAAAACTGTAAGCATGATTATCCTTTTTATGCAAAAGCTACTGTCTATTATCGATCCTGTATTTCCAACATCATTTTTATGCGCAACTCACGCATTTTCTTTGTCTCTTCCATCGCCATAGCAGTAGCGTTTGACATATCCCCGTACATGATTGCCAGCGCAGGGATCGCAACAACTAGCACAAGACACACCACGGTGATGGCAAAGAAAACTGCCCATGAAATGTGTAGCTCGTCCTTATCAGAATCATTACCCATAGAAACCACAATATTATGAAGACTACCGCGATTACCAACGTCATTTGCTCCGCGATTTTTCTTTTTATATAGTCCCGTCGCCATTGAGCCACCCGTTGCTTGTGCAATTCTTGACGCTGGACTTCAGCGCGTTCCGCTTTAACCCTGTCCCTCATTGCTTCAAACTCTGTCCAAATAGCGCCCAATTCTTTTGGAGCAGAATACACGAGTGTCTCGCGCAGCTCTGTTTCTAGCCGTTGCATTTCCTTTTGAGCCATGATTCTGTTAAATGCTTCCTGATTTACAGACAACTCAGGATCACGCGACTTCTTTACCTTTAACTCTTCTTCGTGTACATGCTTCTCTAACTGCTCATGCGCTTTAAAAAAATTGCCAAGGTGTCCGCTTAAATCAGCAACGACATCCTTGGCTTGCCCATACGCATCGACTAGTTCCATCCCCTGCGCTTTGTACTCTTGGTACATCTCACAGCCTTTGCGTATTGCAGCGGCTGCGGTTTTTGCTACGGCTAGGATGGTGAGCGGGTCCAAGATGTTGTAGCCTCATCCCATGTGTAAGGGCCTTCCATTGTGCCGTCTGTAGGCATAGGCGTAGGTGGTTGCCAAATAACATTAACGTCTAACGTCCAACTTGGATATGGCTGTGGAGGAGCAAACGCATCTATGTCAGCACGATAAGTAAAACCTATGCCAGCATAGTTTCCTCGAAACGGAGTACCACCATTTGTATGAGTATTTCCTCTAGTGTTATAACTAGTGCGCTTACATACCTGACCGCGAAAGTCGCCATACTGTTGTTCCCAATTATCAATACCGTTATCCCCTTCATTGTTTCCTGAGATAACTTCGGTTACTACATTATTGCTGTCTAAAAATGCGTAATAAGCCATATCAATCACCATTGAATAGAACCAGTACCAGCGGTAAATATATAAATTTTATTCCCACCAGAAATAGTAGAAACATTGTTTCCAGCGCTACCGTTGCAAGTTAATGTGCCGGCGACAGAAGCCAAATCAGAAAAGTTTGAAGGATAAGAAATAATTACAACTCCGGAACCGCCGTTAGCGCCGGAATTACCGATACTTGCTCCGCCGCCGCCGCCGCCCCGATTTGTTACGCCATTAGTAGGAGGGGTAGCTCCTGATCCTTGACCTCCATTACCGCCAACGCTAGAACCACCAAGGGCTGCTGATGTTCCAGTGTCAACGCCGCCGCCGCCGCCTCCACTATAAAATAGAAGCGAACCTGAAATTGACGTTGACAAACCAATTCCACCAACACCAGCGTTACTAGCGGTACTTAATACAGCAACTGCATTACCTCCTGCGCCTCCTGCGCCCCCGCCACCGCCTCCGTTAGTAACAGTGTTATAACCATCAAAGCCGGAACCTCCATTACTTCCTTGTCCAGATGTTCCTGTGCCAATAGCACCATCTCTTTGCGCTCCACCGCCCGAACCGCCTGATATACCGCTGTTAAGTGCAAAATTACCTGCGCCGCCGCCGGTTGCACCCGAACACGCGCCACCACCGCCGCCAGCGGAAGTTATAGAAGAAAATACAGAATTAGAGCCTACTATACCTTTTGCCCCATTTGCGCCACCCGAACCCGGACCACCAACAGTTACTGTGTATGGCGTTGCCCCTGCTACCGATAAAGTTGATTCTCTATAGCCACCCGCGCCGCCGCCGCCGCCGGCATAACTTCCACCGCCGCCAGCCCCGCCAGCGACAACAAGATAGCTTACTGATGAAGGAGCAGCAACAGCGGCTGCACCACCACCGACAAACATATTCATAATGCCACTCATGTCACATTACCTGTCACAACACAAACTGTACCGCTAATAAACAGTACCGTTGCGACACCTCTTGTCGCTAATGTCATTGTCGCCTTATCTGTATCAGTACCAGCGATGTAAGCCGTAGTAATTGAGCAGGTAATCGTAATGTTGCCACTCGTATTGTTGAAGATAGAAATTGCGTCACCTTCTGCAAATGTAGCGTCAGGAATAACTATTGCGCCACTAGTTCCAACTTGAACATATTCACCTACATCCCCAGTAGTTAAAGTGTAAGAAGCTGTCTTAGTTCCAACAGGAGGAACATTTAAATAACCCACTTTTGATGAGACAGTTGGGAAGGTCATTGTCGTGCTGTCAGTACCAGCCAACGTAATGCTGTTACTTGCTGTCAACGTCTTACCATCAGCAATCGTTAACGTAGAGCCAGTAGCAGGAGCCGTTAAAGTTACCTTGTTGACTGTGGTGGCAGACGCTACACCAAGAACTGGAGTAACTAAAGTTGGTGACGTAGCAAATACTAAGTTGCCTGAACCAGTTTCCTCAGTAACCGCAGCTGCTAAGTTTGCAGCCGAAGGAGTAGCCAAGAACGTAGCAACACCAGTACCTAAACCACTAACACCAGTAGAAATAGGCAGACCTGTAGCATTAGTTAATGTACCTGAGCTAGGCGTACCTAACGCGCCACCCGGAGCTACATAATCTGTACCCGCAGTAGCCGCAGTAAAGGCTGATGTGCCGTTGCCCTTTAAAACACCTGTCAAAGTCGCTGCACCACTACCACCAGAAGCTACTGGAAGAGCAGAACCTAATGTCAACGAAGACAAATAGGTTGTTACATCGACGACGTTTGTCGCATTGTTAAACACCAGCATTGTCTTACCTGCCGGAACTGCGATACCCGTACCTGTAGAATTTTTGACAGTTACCGCATCCGCCAAACCATTATTTACAATGTATTGCTTTTCAATTGCAGGAACAATTAAATTTCTTGCCCCACCCGATGTACCCGTCAAATTCAAACGCAAATTACGAGCAGTTTGAGTTGCGTTAGTATCGGTGAGCGTTAGTGTTACATCAGCACTGGAAAACGATACATCCACAGTACCTGTGATCGCTTCTTCAATTGCTGTGCCTAAATTGGTATTGGTAGTAACGCCCCACGTACCCGCCTGCTCACCCGTGGTGATCAGCTCAATTTTTAAATTACTGTATGTACTTGCCATATTAGTTCCTTATGCTACTTGGATCAGGACCCAGTTAGGATCTTGATAATCGTTGACCACGGACCACCTACGAATAAGAACTACTCCTACTGACCCAGTGCCTGCAACTCCAACTACATTTGAAAGTACAGGTATGCAGCCAACAGCGTTGACTCCTCCTTTAATTGGATCATTTGCACTAGGAACTGTTACGGTAGTGATTACATGACCTATACCGAACTGATTGCTGCTATTGCTGATTACACCGAGAATAGTTTTACTACGGCGCAGCTGAACACGTTTATTACTCAAGCAGAGCAGCGCATATA